AAGACTTTAGATGTCATAAACTACTGTTTTGCTTTTCCTATATTAATTGCTAATAGTTCAACAATTTTATATAGTTTGCTGATCATTTGATCATCTTTTGGTGTTGGTGTTAAAGCACAAACTATTGAAGCTGCACATACAACACCAGTGACTATTCCTAGCCACTCGCCTATCATTCCAAACATAAGTTACCCCCTATTTTGAAAAAAATTAAGTTTAGCAAATTATTCATCATCTTGCACTTCTGCATCATAATCTCTATAAAATTCAATGATATGTAAAGAATCTTGGATATATCTTTTTAGTTCAGCCATATTCATTGATAAATTTTCATATTCTTTACTTGTCAATGAATAATATGCCGTTGCTGGAGCATCACCGTTTTCTAATTCTGCTAAATATATCTTCATTATTTCTGGCGTTATAACACTCCAATCAACATCAACTAATTGTAATTCTATGGGAAGTGGTGGATGATATAGTGGAATTGGTTTTGGAATTGTTACAACTTCTACTGGCTTTGTTTGTGTTGGGATCATACTACAACTAGTTGTAGTAATTATCAGCAAAAAAATTATAAAAAGATTAATTTTCATCTATAAATTCTTTATCAAATTGCTGAGGATTTGTTATTTCTATTAAATCTTCTTTAAGTTTGACAACAGCTCTATTAATTGTATTTTCAATTAATTGCGGTTTTGCTATTGCTAATCTATCAAGATCATGTTTTGCGAAAGTTTGTCTTAATTTTGTAACTTCTCTTTGCGTTTCTGCGTTTTGCGAAGAAAGTTTATTATTTGCTTGTTGTAATTTTTCAGCATTTTTGAGATGTTTTTGGATCGCTTCATTTTGTTCTTTAATTTGAGTTTCAAGAATAACTGAATTTGCTTTCAATGTTGAAATATTATCTTGTAATCTATCAATATACCAAGCTGAAGCAGAAATTGTTGTTATTAAAATTGCTCCTAAAGCAATACTTATTTTATATCCTAAGCCCATGTATACACTTTTAACTTTTTCTTTTTTCCCTTTACTTGTAAAGGTTCAAGTAATTTTAACTTAAATTTTGAATATTTGGCAGTCTCCTCACCTATTAAAGTCTGAACACCTAATTTCTTCGTACTAGATTCTAAGCGTGCTGCTATATTACAAGGATCTCCTATCAAACTAAAAGCAAACCTATCTTTTGCCCCAAAATTTCCAGCATTACAAATACCAGAATTGATTCCAATGCCTATTTTAACTAAAGGAAGATTTTCTTCTAAAAATTTTTTATTGAGTGTTTGAATATTTTTTTCTATTTGTTTTGCTGCTTTCAAAGCTAAATTATGATGATTTTCTTGTGGGATTATTGTATTCCAATGGAACATCCCTGCATCACCTATAAATTTATCAGTGACACCGAAATATTTATTTACAGCATCTACTTGAACATCTAAAACATTATTCATTATGTAGCTAACAATTTCAGCATCTACAGATTCGGATAAACTCGTAAAATTTCTTAAATCGGTGAAAATAATTGAACAATCAGTTTTCTTTCCATGTACTTGGCATAATTCAGGATTATCAATAAGTTTTTGTACCATTCTACTATCTAGATATTTACCGAATTGTCCCTTAATTTTTTTTCTCAATTTATATTGTTCCCTAAATCTTAAATAAAAAGCCGTAGATCCAGTTATAAATTGTGAGATTAGTGTCCAAGTTACATCAATCAAGATACCTCGTTGTATTAATGTAAAACCTAAAAATCCTACAGAAAGCATTGAAACTGTACTTAATACGATTCCATAGGTTATACCAAACAAATGCAATACAAACCAACATAGGAGGACTGAGACTATAAATATAATTGTTTCTAAACCTTTAGCGTAATCTGGAATGAAAGGCGAATCTTTTATTAAAATTGATTCTGCTAAAGCCGCTTGAATTTTATGGGGTTCTAATAAATTATTAGGAACGGCTATTTGTGGCATAATACCTTTTGCTGTAAATCCAACAAAAACATATCTCCCTTCAACATCCATTTCTTCCAAAGTGGTTTGTTTGGTATCAACCCAAGAAATCCATTTTCTTCCTAATGTATCAGTTTTTACTGGTGGTAAGCCTTGAACAGTTATTTCTTCTATACCATTATCATTAGTTTTAATAATATAAGAATTATTTCCTGAAAGGACTTTCAATACTTCTGCTCCATAACTAGAAACAAAACCATCAGGAGTTCTAAGAAGTAATGGAATCCTTCTTACTAAATTATCTATTTCTGTCGGAGCTACTGCGATTCCTTGATTAGCACAATCTTTTAAAATTTTTATATTCTCTATAACTCCAGTAGAATTTATTCCCCCTTTATCTTCACCAAGAATGATAGTACCTGAAGTTTTTGGATAGTTTGCACTATTATCTTCAAACATAGCTAAAACACTTCCACCATAACAAAGAGCATCAGCAAAATCTTTATCACCATCATTTATATCGGCAAGATGAATTGAATTTTGTGGAAAAGTTAATACCCAACCAACACCCAAGGCGCCTTTAGCTATCAATTTTCTATGTATATCTGATAATGTTTTTCTAGCTAATGGATAACCCCCTTCTCTTTGAATATCTTCTTCATCAATATTTAAAATTACAAAAAAACCAGATTCATTTTGTTTTTTTACGAATGTATCAAAAGTTCTTAGTTTTATAATTTCAATTAATGAAATTTCAAAAATAATCGGAATTATTAATATCGGTAAAATTGCTAAAATATATTTCTTCATTTATACTAATTTTGATTATCACATAGTCTCCGTGTAAATTATGTGAGAGGTTAGGTGTTACTATAAATATAGTTCTTAATTCATGAATCCTCCAGTAACACCTAATCTTGCTTTATTCTTATAATTGAAGAAGATCCGCCATTAACTTTTATTGTTTGAGAAATACCATCTTGAATTATTATTAAAGTATAGCTTTCATCAGTATCTAAATCTAATCGTGCAGAATTTTTAACATTCCTTAAAACAGTAAGTGTTTCTCCATCTATAAAAGTTGTTATTTGTGTATCTAAGTCTTGTCCAAGCTTTGTTCCAGCGATAGTAACTGTTCCTGTATTTTGATTCAGGATATCTTCTTCTTCTAACTCTTCTAATTCTAGTAAAGAATCTAAAACATTTTCAAGATAGTTAATATCTAGCCAGTTTATATCTAATTCAGTAAATTCTAATTCTTCCTCACTATCCAAAAAATCATCTTCTAAATAGTCAATATCTAATCCATCAAAATCTAATATATTATCTTCTTTAACAACTATTTCTTCATTATTTTCCTCTATCTCTTTAGGTGGATTAATTATCAACATATTAGAAATTTGTGAGAGTGTTAAATCAAGTATTTTTGGTGTAGTAGGTTGGCTTTCAATTACATCTACTGTTGTTGCTTGAAATGGTTTATCTAATATCACCGAGCCTGCAGCCGTAATTACTTCTATTTCACCTATTTGAAGCTCATTAGGCCCATAAGGTAAATTTACTACTAATGTTCTGCCTAATTCATCAACTGTACATGATAATGATGTTCCACGAACCGCTACTGTAGCTGAGGGTGTTTTTAATGTTAGATTTTGTCTGGACATTCTCTCAGGATTACCTGATAAAAATCTAGTTGTTCCTAAAGCAAAGTTAAGAGCCATTTTGGATTTACTAGGATCTGGATCGTATATATATTCTGTTATTACTAATTCTGAGAATTCTGTAAGTGTTACTTTTGATTCATCTAAGAATTCAATAGCCATCCGACCATCTTTAGTGATAGCTTTATCGTTCTGCCGAATTGCAAAATTTAGGGAAGCATTATAATTCTTATCTCTTAAAACCTGAGCTGTTCCCCTCAGTTCAGCTATATCTCCAATAGAATCAACAGCTTGTGCTTGTACCTGAATCTGATTGTGAAATACAAATATTACTATTAGAAGAATTAGTTGTGAGTTTGAGATAATCCCTTGCCAATATAGATTCTTGTGTAATATTGATTTCATTTGAACTCCCATCTAAATCTAAATAAAAATATCCACTATCAGCAGAAGTAGTTCCACCATATCCTGAGCCAGAAAAATTTATTTGGTTAGAACTTCCATTCACATCTACAAAATTAATAGCATTTGAATAGTCAATATCAAAATCAAATTGATTACTTCCGCCTGTAATTATCCAATCTAAATCTAAATATGATGTATCAGCGTTTTCAGCAAGTGCTAAATCAAATACATTACTATCTCCAGTTACATCAACATTAGCATTGATAAAATCAGCAGATATTAATCCTGTACTATTCATAGTTATATCAAATTGATTACTATTTCCATCAAATTCAAAAAAACCAGTAAAATTATCTCCAGTTATAGAATCTGATCTGAAAATATTACTTGCTCCAATTTGATTGATATCTAATGTCATAGATGAACCAGATAAAATTAAAGCTGTTAAATCACCAGCTTCACTTTCAGATCCACCGATTATATTACTTGTTCCTGAGACTTGTTCTAAGTCAATATTTGCATTATCGCCTGATTGTTGTACATATATAGCATTTTCATCTGTAAGAACAGGAAAAGCTAAAATAAGACAAAAACTAATTAATTGTTTGTTCATATTTCCAATAACCTCTTTCATATCCAATTAAAATTAATTCTAAAACTGCACCCTCAATAGCTTTCATCAAAGCTAAAGTGATGCTTTCATTTTCTGTAGTACCCATTTCAACCTCTATAAGTTCTGTTCCCATTTCATAAAAACGAAATAAATCTTGGGATTGTGCATAACTATAAATAGTCTTTTGCGACATAACTTCTATGAGAATTTCTCCAGTTACTACACTAACCATGCGTAGACTTACGCTAACTGTATCTTCTCTGTATTGCATACTACTGCCAATACCGAGCATCCTAGATCCAATACCACCTGTATTTATATTAGTATCATACGATACTACTGCTCCTTCAAGCAAGACTCCAGCATAAAGTAAAACTCCAAGTTTTTGACTTTCATCTAAATCCTCTCTACCTTGTCTTATGATCATGCGTTCTTTTGTTAGATTATCTAATCCAACTCTTTCAACGACACGAAAGAAATCACCACCTGCTGCATGTTTTAACGATCGTATCAAAATGACATAAGGAGCCTGTGTTATAGCAGAAGAAAATAAAGCATATTCACCATTTGATTTGCGTTGCCCAGTTTGATCAAGAAATGCTGTTGGATATACAGCAACTACAGGTTTAATTGATGGAGCCTGAACAAGAGCGAGTTCTTTGGATTGTAAATCAAATATAGAATATTTATTAAGACCTTTGCTTTGAAATCTTTCTGGCCTAGTATCTTTGACTATTTCAAAGACTGCACATCCACTAAAAAGAAAAATCGCCAATAGGCAGCTGAATAATCGTTTCCGTTCCATCTTCTTGTATTATAGTTAAAGTTATCATCCCATCTTCTATAGAATATGAAATACTATTTCCTTCAAGATCAAAAGATCCTGAAGTAGATTGAGTTTCGCCAAACATATTTTCAACAATTTGTCTGGCTATTTGTGCATAAATTCTTGAAGATAATGATCTAAGGAATCTAGCTAAAGTGGTATTCTCTTTATCTCTTTCTATTTGCTCTTGTAATAATTTCAATTCTTCCTTTATAGTCAATTTTCTCATGTGCTCTTGATTCTCAATAGTAAGATAATGTGCTGATTGACCAATTTTTGAGAAGCTAGGATTTCCAAATTTAAATGTTAATTGATCAGCTTCTGTTTTGAGAGCAAAAATTGCTAATATCAAAACAAAAAGAAAAATACTAAAAATCCATATAAAACTTTTTATATTTTCTGATCTCTCTTTTTTCTTAATATCTGCCTTACTAGGCCTTCCTCTTTTTTTAATCTTTTCTTTGATCATCTCTATCCGCCTTAGCAATTTTATTACTATCAATTAATTGTGGAACTCCTAGAATAGTCTTAATTAGTGTGTCTTGTCTAATTATTTCATTGTCAAGACTTCTAATTCTATCTATTAACGCTACTAAAATTCCATGTTGTGAGTCTAATTTAGTGTCTAATCTTTCTTCCATAGCTGTTATTTGTGCATTTAATTTTTCATCAACAGTATCAAGTTTTGTCTCCATACCATCAATAATTCTGTTTATTAGCTTCCACACAAAAAGTCCAAGACCAAGTGCTGCAGCTATTGGAAAACCTAACTCGGTTATTAAAGCAACTGCTGATTCCATAAATTATGACCAGATAGCTGTTGCTACAGTTTGCACTAAAGCATCTTCTCCACTCATATCTGTAGCTGAACCACCATCTTCAACAAACTTTGTAAAGTTCTTAACCTGTGTGCTTACAGAACCATCTAAACCTGCATCTGCACCTGTTCCACTTAGTGTATTGTTATATACAACCATTAATGTTGGGTGTTTTGCATTTGCTGTATCATCAGCAGAACTATCTGCTAATGGGTAAACTTCAATTCTTTGAACTGAAACTGTATTACTTATTGCCATATCTTACTCCTCATAAGAATTAATTTTTGCCTTTATTTGTTTTTCTACATCAATCCAGACACTAGGCAAGTAAGCATTTGGATTGTTTTCCTTTGCATCATACAAATCCTGTAAAAATTGTTCAACTTGTTGTTTGGTATAACTCATATTTTATCTGCTTTGAAGTTTTCTGCTTCTGTGCCTGTTGCATTTGGTGGCACACTTCCTGAGCCTGCTGTAAAAGTTATTGTGTTTGATCCTGTAATAAAATTAGGTGTAGATCCTGATGGTGTTGAACCTGTAATGCTAATAACTGTAGTTGGCGTTCCTGTTGCATAAGAAAAAGTTCCTGATGGTACATCAAGTTTTGTATTATCACTTGAATTAACACTTGCACCACTTGGAGCAGAAATATTTGTAATTGTTCCACCTGTTATTGTAAATGTTGTTAGAAAAGGAAAAGAGCTACTTGTTGCAACTGTTACTTGACAATCAAATTGCACTTTTAGAGTTCCACTATTATCAGTAATTTTAAATCTTGCTGAATCACCATTACTTAATGCAGGTGAGCCAGATAATATTGGGTTTGGTGATGATGTGGTATAACCTCCGCCATAAGTTCTAAATACTGAAGTTCCAGATATGCTAACTCCTGTTGTATCAATATCAATAAGATTTGCTCCTGCTGATTTACCATAAAAATCAGAAAAAGAAATAGTAGCTGGTGCATTTCCAACTCCTGCTAAATTTCTAAGAAGCGTATTACTTAAATTTGTATCAATGGTCAATGATCTTCCAAGTTCTTCATTTATAGACCGACCTGGAGTGAGACCTGTACCTGCAGCTCCTCCTATAGATAATGCACCACTTGTCGCAAGAGCCACTACGCAACCTCCTCTAATTTAGCTTTTAGTTCTTCTATTTGTTCTTGTTGTTCCTTAACTGCTTCAATCAAAAGACCAATAAAACCATCATATTTAACTCTTTTAATAGTCTTTTCTGGATTCTCAATATCAATTTTATCTGATACTAAGAAAGCCATATCTGATTGCTCAACCTCTTGCGCTATAACACCTGATGATTGAAAATCGTTTTTCTTCCATTTGAAGTTTCTGCCTTTCAGGGTTTGTAAAATCTCAAGTGGGTTTTCTATATCTTGTATATCGTATTTTAGTCTTGCATCAGAAGAAATAGCTGATGAAAATGCAACTACATCTCCTCTTGCATGTATGTCACCAGAAACACCTGTACCACCTGATTGGTTATTTATCATAAAATCTCTAGAAAGATTTCCAATTGTTTGATTTGCATTCCCCCCAGTAAAGACTAATCTAGCATCATTACCACCTACATCTTCAGCAAAGATAGAGTTTGAAAATGCACCCCCTGAGTTCACAAATGAAAGACCTCTATCAGAAGTATTGCTTGATGTTTTTATCATAAGCATGTCTCTGCCAGTAATAGCTGCATTACCAACAGTCACTTTTCCTGATGTTAAAAAATTTCTTGATGTGTCATACCTAGCTGCTTCAGTGCCTGCAATATCAATAATGAAAGGGTGATTACTAAATGTTCCTGTATGAGCATCACTGTTCTGTGCATACATCATCGCTTCGCAATTATTGGTTGTGTCCTTTATCCTAAAAGTTGGAGAAGATGCACTGTTTAAAGTTAGAATGCCATTCGGACTTTCGGTACCTATCCCTATATTTCCGTTGTCTTTTATAGTCATAAGAGCAGTAAAACTACTGCTTTGATATTTACCTAAATTCAGACACCAGCCACTGCCATCGGTATCAAAATAAATATTGCCTCGTTCAGGTGATGATGAAGTGCCTGCATTAAAACCAACCTGTCCTGTAGCAGATTGAACTCCCAAAACGCCGTCTGGCGATACAGTGGATATTCCAACACCACCACCATTAAAATATGAACTGCCATTACCTCTTAGCTCAACAGTTTGCGAACCTGAAGAAAATAGTTGTAAATAACCTTCATCTGCATCTCT